GCGGCGGTTGCGGCGGCTATATATTCTGTATATGCCTTGCTTTCGGTTTTTGCGTGCGATGCGGCGAGAGCTGCGGCTTCGTCTGCCTTTGCGCCCTCTCTTGATCGGATTTCAAGTGAGCGCATTTGTGCGAGTTGATCCTTGAGAACCTGAACCCGCTCCCGTAGTGCGTCAGTAAACTTCTTTACGTCGATTTCGTTGATTACTAAATCGGCCTTGCCTTCATTTTCTGCATATCGTATTTGTTCGAGAACGCCGTCTATCTGTTTCTGAATATCAGCTATGGCATAAGTCGCTCCGGAGATTGTTTCCTCTCCTGCAAACGCCTTTTCTTTTTCTTCTTCATATTCTCGCTTTGCTTTTTTTGCGCTCGCCCACCCGCTAATTAGCTCGGTAAAGAACCTACGTATCGGTGCAATGCCCTTTTCAAAGCCAGCGCCAAACTCTTCCTTGAGGTCGCCTATCGCGTTGTTAAGCTGTTCCTGTGTCCCGGTCGCTTTCGCAGTTTCAGCCGCAATACCCTTGTACCGTTCAGCCATGAGCTTCGTTGCCGCGCCGTTCTTCAACTGTTCAGATGTGAGGGCCTTGATCTCCGGGATTGACTCGCCTAATTCTCCTGACAGTCCGCCATAGGACTTATTGAGATTGCGTACCGCGCTATCGAGACTAAAAGCCCCAGACGCCGCCATATCGAGCGATGCCGACATGATCTGCATGATCTCATCTTGGGTACGCCCAGCCGCGGCAAGAGATGCCATGAAGGGAAGCAATTCTTCGTCGCCGACCGTTGAAAGGCCCTGCAATTCGCTTGCATAGGCTTTGAGCTGTACGACGGATGCGTCGGTCAGGTATGGGTTATTCTTCGCGGCGCTTTCAAGCTGTGTTTCTGCTTTTATCTGCGTCTTGTACGCAGTGGTTAAATCGCCAATTACATCAGCGGCTTTCTTGAGAGCAACGGCCACGCCAGCGCCGACGATAGATGCTTTCGCAAGTCCAGAGGAAAAGCCGCCAAGGTCTTTCGTGCTACCCTTGAGCTTTTTGTCGAGCGATACAATCCCCTTGTCTACCCCGGATTCGTCCATCGCCGTATCTATAAGTACTCTGCCGTCTGCCATTATTTCGCTCCAAACTGTGCGCCGTAAAAGACTTCGCTCATCTTTTCGACCGTCTCGGCATCAACGTGGTCTACCTTCGGCGGCAGTTCCCACATTGCTTTCATCCGTGCAAGCTCTCTATTTTTACCCGGCGTCGCGCATCGATAGCCGATGATCGTGTTCAGTTTCGTGCCTTCAAGACCGCCTATGAGTGCGCGGACGATGTGCCAGTGGTACTGCTTTTCCATAAGGTCGATACCGTAGCACTGAAGAATCCCCGCGTATATCAGGTCGGCGTCAATAGTGTAGTCAAGAACATTCGGCCCGCCTTCTCCGTCAACCCTCGGGAGTTCCTTTTTCTCGTAGAAGAAGTTGTATAGCGCGTCTACTCCGGCCTGTCGATCTTCCGGTATTTCGTCAACGTACAGGTGGTCAAAGTCGGAAACGTACTTTGTTTCCTGTCCTAGTATTTCATAGAACCGGAACCAGTACGGGTGGCCCGTGTGTATCTTGTAAAACCTCCCCGACACTTCTACAGCATCGGGGAGAACCGCCTTGGTTAAATCCATCAGGAGAGGTCGAGGGTAGCGGCAACGGTGCCGGAGTCAGCCCTGAACACGGTTGACGCCTCGGTCGTGAGATACGTCGCGCCTATCGCGTACTGTACGCCGTCGATAAGCGTGAAGGTTACCTCGCCGCTCGCAGGGGTGATCTTCTCGACGCCGTTGCACGTTACGAGCGCACCAGCCTGATCGACGCCGCTGGTCTGTACGGTAACGGTAAACACGAATTGCGTCTCAGTCGCGGCGGTGAATACGGGTACGCCAGCGGTCACGGTTGCGGTTCCCTGAACGATGGTTCCGTTCATGGTAATGTTCGCCGTAATCGTTGACTCAACCGGGTTCATGCTGTCGATAACGACGACGCAATCGGCAAGCCACGCGTTATAGCTGGTCGTTCCGTGCGCGTAATCAATGAGCAGTATTTTCGATTCAGCGTCAGCGCCGGTTTTGAGGTTGTAGTACTTGTCGTAGAAGTACTCATAATCAGCCTCGCCCTTGTACATGGTAATCGGTAGAGACATACCGGGTTTGTACTTTTCCAGTACCAGCGTCGGCGACTCATCAACGATGTAATCGTACTCGGTCGTTTCCGCGTTCATCGTCACCGCGTTGTCGGTTGCTTTCCTGATCTGCTTCCAGTCGTACACCGTGGGCGTTCCGCCATTGATGAATACCAGATTATGAAACTTTTTTATCTTGGTTCCGTCGTCCATTTGTAGTCTCCTTAAAAGGGATTTTTCCCGTAGAACGCCACGTCTGCGGTCGTGCTATATATAAACTCTCCGGTATCCTCTTTCGAGACATACGAGACAGTAGAAACCGATTGAACCTTGAGAACCTGTAATCCGGTCAGCGCGATCTCTTTCTTATCGATGGTCGAGCGTATCAGGTTCAGAACAGCCTGGGCGTTCGCCGGGTTAGAGTCGCGCGCGTAGAAGGTAAGCTGTTGCCGACCCTCGTAGCTCCCGTCAATGAACTCGACCTCGTTAGCCGTCGAAGGATCAGAGCGAACCATAAGCGCCGGATTCGTCGCGCCAAAGTTATCCTCGGTCATCTTCGTGATTGAGGTAGCGTTCGCGAGAATGTAGGTCTTTACGTCACTTGCTATACTCACGATTTGCTAACGCCTCCCACGCTTTTGCCTTTGTAGACTTCGCCCGCTCGAACCACTTCGTTGATGCGTTCGGGTTTTTATCCTTGCGCTTTTTCTCGAAGAAGTGATATTGCTTTGCCGCATACGGCGTATCCCATTCAACCGATCCGCCGCCGCTGGCCGTTACACCGGACCTCATCAGCGTCCCCTCTGCGTCAGGGCAGTAGTAATTGCTATCCTTGAGAACCTGGACGTCAAGCGCAATCTGTGCACGGTCAAGTCTCGCTTTGCACCTCTTGCCGACCGCCGCCGTATCGAACTGCACCGTTATGCCCATCACGAACCTACCAATGCTAGCCGGTAATGATGAGGCGTTGAAGCGTCTCCCGATGGATCGTATACCTCACGCACATAGAACGTCTGCTCTCCGTACACGATCTTGTCACGCTCGCCGAAAGCGATACCAGCCGGGAGCGAGTTGACGCAATCGTATATCAATGTCAGCTTGTCGCTCTTAGCCTCGCCGAGCGAAGTTACCAGCGTCTGCTTTGCGCGAGATACGCGGACGCGCGTCAGGTCGTTAGCATTTTCGCTCCACGTCGGATTTCCGAAAGAGTCCTCGCCGGTTTTCGCGTAGTGCGTGGCGCTATGCACAAGCACGTCAAGGCTGATCGGCTCACTCATGTCGGTATCCCCGGATATGAGTAGGTCGGCGATCCTTCTGATATGTTCATAAGGCTCTGGCCTCGACGATCGCGAAATACGGTCGCGGCTTGCGTTGCCTTGAACGATGCCCGCCTCCACTTGCTCGCGATCCCGCTCTCGATTGTCGCCGGATACCCGGAAGAACCGACAGCCGCCCGCGTGTAGGAATACCCGTCGACACTCTCGCTCTGCATCGTGGCAACCTTCCCCGCGTTGGCGATCTGGAAGGTTATCATCTGCGAAGCGTAGAGCTTCATTCCGTCAGGAAAGTCCTCGTCAACCGTACCCTGTCCAAAGTCGTAATTGCAGATAGCAATGATGTCATCCTCGACCAACGGGATGAGCGCAGTGATCTGGGCATCCTTGTCGGTTCCGGTTATCCCGGCGAGCGTCTTATACTCGGAGAGCGTTATGACTGCCATTATTCTTCCTCGGAGAAGTCGCCGCCGTAGGTCACTTGCGTATCGTCAGCCGCGGGAGTAAGAACGGCGAGGAACGTCGAATTGGCAGGAAGCCAGCGCCAGATTGCACCAGACTTCGATATCCCGACACTTGTAGCTCCTTGGCTCCATCCGAGGAAAGATCGCGTATACACCAGCGTACCGTTATTTGATACGGTCGGAGTGTGGTAAATCTTGATAAGCGGTGAAGCCGCTCCAATCGTCGGATTGTAGTTTACCGGGACAATCTCGGTGCCGTTCGCGGAAGTCGTAGGCGTTGAATACAAGTCGATCTTTACCGTCGATCCGAGGACAGATACGTCAGTCCGATACTTCACCCGTTTTGCGCCAGTCTTGAACAGTATTACGACAGGGGCGAGTTTATCCACGTTGTCGGAGGAGTATTCAAAGTTGAACATCTCTCCAAGTTCCGCGAGTACATTCGTCTTGTCGGTGCTTACGTTTGCGCCGTGCATGGTTTTCCCTTTGCCTTGTGGTAAAGACCCGGGGTTTCCCCCGGATTACTTTACAGGCTCTGACAGACGACCGTTACAATCGCCCGAACGTCTGCGACAGCGGTTCCGCCAGTAGCCTGCGCGTTGATAACGTCGCCGGCGGCAAGAACCATGAACGCCTTGTTTGCGGCGACAACGCCGGCTGACAAGTGCGTTACAGCACCATCAGCCGCACAAGCAATCGCAGTTCCGAGCGCGTCTGTTCCTTTGGATACGGTTACAGCCCCGTTCTCCTCGGTTGCACAAGCGGTTACGATTACGTCGATAATCCGCATTGCATAGGGAGCCGTAAATACGGGAACCGCAGCAGCGTTGAAGGCTGCCGCGCTCTTGTCGAGCGTGAAAGCTACAACGCCGCCCGTTTGCCGTTCGTTGATCTTCTGGAAGGCAGATACCCTTTCAAGTTCCGGGTTGCTTCTGTCTATTCTTTTGGCTTCTACAGCCGTTAACTGGTTCATGTTGCCTCCTTACAGGCTTTGAAAAAAGGCGGGCCGTTAAGACCCGCCATGTTGACTTAGCCCAGGATGAGGGCGACGTGTTCAGGCTGGACAACCTTGAAGCCGTAGGCGAGGTGCATTTCCCATATCACCTGTCCGTACTGCGCGATCTCGAGCATGAGATAGGAGTGTCCGAACTTGTCGGAGATTACCATCTGCTTGATCGTGGGGTTGGCCGGGATAAGCGGGGGCCGCATGATTCCGACGACAGCCGAACGCTCGAACGCGAAGTTCGGGGTATAGCTGGCGGCAAAGGTAATCGCCTTGTTCTTGGTAGCGACAGCGCGAAGCCCGGGCCGGTTGATGTACAGCGGTCCGTCGGTCGCATCTCCACCGCAAGCAGCAGAGACGACATACTGATAGCCACCGTGGTCGGCGATGGTAAACACGTCACCGGCAAGAATAGCGTCGGTTCCGGTATCGGTCAACAGCGTGACGGTCCCGGCGACCTGATCGGCGGCGGCGTCGGTCACGTAATTCGCAGCGGCCCCGGAAGTGTGCTGTGAGATCCCGGCGGAATCACGAAGTTGGAAGCCGAACTGAGGCTTGTAGATACCGGAGCGGCGTTCCTCGTCGGAGCCGGCGGCATAAGCCTGCTGGTAGATGCCGAGCTTCTGGAGTTTCGCGGCGGCGGCGGAGTTGATGACGAGCTGAGGATCGGAGAACGGGCAACCGTTATCCCTGAGAACCTGCTTGACGTCAACGATGAGGTCAAGGTCGGTAGCGAAAGGAGTCGTACCGGCGGTTCCGACAGCGCGGGAAGCGCCGATCTTGATATAGTTCGCTGCATCTGCTTCGGCGAGATTGCGAAGCGAGCGCATGGACTGCTCGGCCCACTGTCTGACCCATTCCTGATAGTTCCCGCCGTTTTCGAGGGAGCGCATCTGCTCTCCGGTAAGTACCATCGGCTTGGTCTTTTTGGACTGGGTAATCGTTACCGATACCGAACCGGCAGTCTGGTCGTTCCCGACAGGTGACACGTTCAGCGGCGCGAAGTCGTCGGTTTCTTGGACGGGCGCATACGGAACCTTTACCGAATCGCCCTTTGCCACGCCTTTGTCGTCCCAGGTCGCGTTGATCGCGTCAAGGATTCCGGCGGGTTCAGCTGATACGTTCTGCGCGGCGGAAAAAAGGACCGGCGCGAGAGTAGTCAAAGTGGTCGTGTTGGACATTTACTGTCTCCTTAATCTGTTATCGTCCCGCCTGACGCCATGTATTCTGCGCGTTCTTTCGGGGCGAGCTTTTCAAAATCCGCGGTGGCCATGACCTTCTGGTCTTTACCGGCTCGCGGCCTCGGTTGAGCGCCGACCTTTGCCAGCGCTTCCTCAATTGCCTTTTGTTTATCTGCTTCATGGGCCGCGTTCAGTTTTTCAATGTACGCTCGGATACCACTGGCCCCGCTGGCGATCTCGTCGGCCTTGCTCGAACCATAGAGGCGAATGGCCCCCTCGAGTTCGTCGTCGATATTCGCGCTCAGTTTCGCTTTCTCGCGGGCAAAGCCAAGTCTCTCAGCCTCACGCTCGCGCTCGAGCTGTTCCATGCGCTGTTCAACGGTAAGCGCCTTTCCCTCAACGGCTTTCTTTTCCCCGAGAATAGTATCGAACTTCGATTGCCATTTCCGGTTATTCTCGTCGAGCTTGGATGCTACCAATGCCTCAAGATCCTCTTTGCTTACGCCTTCCGCTTTCTGCGTCGGTTCCGTTGCGCCCTTGTCCGCGATCTGGTCAGTGCCAGCACCGGGATTCTGTACGTCGTCCATGTAGTTCCCCTTTTGGCAGATCGGTTTCCCGCACCTGTCGAATATATTATACAGTGTATCTATTTCAATACGCTGGTGTATAAAATATCATACATTACAGTATGCACGGTTTTTCTGTTTTGTCAACCGTAAATTGCTTCCCTGGCTCTTTGTCGTGTTCTTCCCGTCTTGTCAAGGAAGTCGCGCATCTCGGACTGGGCTGACTTCACGCGCTCTTTGAAAAAGGCGGCCTTCTGTTCACCGCCTTCTGTCGCGCCCCACTTTTGTGCCTCGCGCTTGTAATAGCGGATCTTCCTCTCAGCGGCGCGTTGCTCTTGGCTCTGCTTGTAGACCTCTTTGTTTTCTTTCGCGGGATATGGCTCATAGGTCTTTTTGGATAATCCTTCAAAATAGGGGTAGATGACATGACCACAGTTGTGTGATACAATTCCATTACTAAAGTACCACCCTGTTTCTGTTTGGAGGTTATAAACATGGACGAAAGAACTTTGCGGCGTTTCCCTCTTAATGTCAACGATACGATCAATCTGTATCTCTCCGGTGTTTCCGTTACTTCCATCGCAAGAGACAATCATTGCTCCGTCAAGGCAGTCTTGAATTGTCTCAAGCGTGAAGGCGTCTATATGCGCGGCCGAGATTGGAAGAATTACTTCTTCCGAAAGACCGGGCTTATACCTGCTGACCTGCTCGCCATGTATAACTCTGGACTCTGGAAGAATGAAATTGCTAGTAAGATCGGTATTAGCGAGGGGGCGGTCGGAAAATATCTTTCTTACCTTGGCGTTCCACTTGCTGATAATAAATCCCAGGCTACAAAGCGCATCCATGAACGAGGCGGTAAAAACTGGAGCAAAGCGGTTACTTATTCTGCTCACAATGCCGTAAAAGGAATGAAGCGAACAGAAGAAAGCCTTATACAGCGTGCTAATACTCTTGAATCTATAGGGCGCTTTGGAAGCACAATGGAGCGAGTCTTGTTTGATATGCTCGCAGAACGTGGCATTTGTGCTATCCCACAAAAAGCCTTTTCTAAATACAACGTCGACCTCATGGTCGGGAATGTCGCCGTGGAAGTTACAGGCAGAGGGCGAAAGGCTAAAGACATCCCCGCCATGAAAGAGAAGATTAAACTTATCCTCAATAGCGGATATTCCATGATTTGGGTTTGGACCAATACCGCCTTCCCCGTCGAGGATGGCGCGGCTGACTACATTGCTTCCTACTTCAAGCAAATTAGCCGCGACCCATCCCTTATCGGTGAGTATCGGGTGATTCGGCGTGACGGTAAGCTCATGGCCGTTGGACGTTCTGATAGTGATGAGTTCCCCGGTGTATTTTCGGCGATAAACGGCACGTTCAGCAGGCCCAGAAACTAGAGTGCCCTCTAATACGCAATTTATCCCAAGAAGTCCGTCTGCTTGTCCAAACGACGTTGACGCAAGCGCGGGATACTTCCTGCTTTTACCTGAAATAGAGAATATACGCCCCTGATACGGCGCGCACTTAGGCCGCGCCCCGAGGTGGCTTGATACTTCAATGAGGTCTGTCTCGCCTTCCGCCGCCGCCTGAAACATTGTAGCCGTACTTGCCCGCCGCTGGTTATCCCTGACAACCATCTTAACGTACCCCTCTGGCGTCCACGTTCGCTTATTCCCCAATTTATCATAACTCACAAATGCGTCTAGCCGGTCCAGCTCCCCGATGGCTTGCATGACTGACCGTTGAAGCGTTTCTGTTCCTGTTACTACTGATAGGCTCGCCTTCGATACCGCCGCGACGTACTTGCTTCCCGCGTTCTGTGCGAGTTGCGCCATAGCGAGGTTGACCTTAGTAGCCGCCGATCCTGACCATGTTTCTATTATGGCTCTCATTTCGGGAGTCATTGCAGCGATGGTTTTGAGTTGTTTCGGCGTTCTTGCCCTGATCTGTGTAAGTATGTCCTCGGCTGATTCCTCGACCGCCTTTCCGGTCTGCAAGAGTATTCGAGCTCGGTACTGGTTTATAATTGCCTGCGCGTCTTTCGTCAACGCACCCAGTTGTGATAACTTCCTCGTCTGCCAGTCAGCCGACGCGACAGCCCCGCGGGATAGGTAGTACGCTATCCGCGCGAGTATGTCGCTTTCCATGTCGTAGACGAGTTGGTCTATCATTCAGCCCCGCCGAACGGATTAGAGAGCGCGGGAGTCTCAAGCTTTACCGCCTCAATCTCAGCATCAACATCCGGGATGATCGAAGCCGGGAACAACTGCAAAAGTGTTTTCTGGCTAACGACTTTCTGGCCACCAGAAAGTACGGAAATGATATTGGCCATCGACTCAAGGTTGAACGGGAGATTGCGCTTAAAGGATATCGTCACCATGTCGGCGTTATCAACTTCCTTGATGATTCTCGCGCCGTGTCCCGCGATAAGCCGGATACGCTCGTACAGGAACCGGGAAAAGTAGCTTTCCATGTCGGCTATCATGTACTCGAAGCCAAGCAACTTGTATGCCTGTGCAATCCCCGACGCCGCAGCGAAGTTGTCGTCGTTCGGATTGAATATGCAGAGCATCTCATATATCAGACGCTCGTACCTGTCCAGGGTGTTATTGATAAACGTATCATTGACGTTGCGCTCAAGGTAGGCCACTGCGTTGCTTACGTTCTCACCTAAGTGATCGAGTACGCGGTAATCCCTGATCTTGTCGAGCTGGGTTTTCCCGTCCGCGTCCTTCGTGGTATCGTCAAGCATATCCTTAAGCAACAGGATCGAGTTGGCAAACTTCTCATGTTCATTCCCCACCTCAGATATGATCTTGTCGTACATATCAATGAGCGGGAGACAATGGTCAAACACGTTCCGCTTGTCCCGGTCAATCACGGCCTCAAGTACTGGGACGCGCCCGTATAAGTGACGGCCAGACCGTTTGGCGTCGAGTATCCAGCTGTCCTTCGTCTTTTTGTATTCCTGGTATTCCGCATTGTCGTAGTATGTCGCTATCTCTTCATCTTCATTCTTGCGATACCAGACAAAGGCAATCAGCTTCTTTTTCAGGTCGTCAGAGTATATCGGGATACACTGTGCAACAGGAAGAACGGCGAACTGGAAGCCGTCCTCTTTGTCATACCAATGAAGCTCGAACGCTCGCCCATAACAGATAGCATCCTCGAATACGGAAGCCGTCTCTAGCTCTTCATCGTTCTCATCATAGATGTCGGCTATCTGTTCCTCATACCATCCATCATCTGAGTAAGTGATATTTCCCGGCTTTGCGAAGTACCCCTTGATGAGTTTCGTCGCCCTACGAACGAACGGAACCGGGATTCGGTTGTCCGGGGCGGGTTTCGGACTCTCTTGGTAAATCCCCGCGTTCTCGCCGATCTTGTAGGTTTTCTGATCGTAGTATCTCGTGGTTAGCGGAGTATGCTTCTTGATTATATCTTCAATTTGTTTCGCGTCCATGGTATCCCCCGGTTTGGCCAGTATTATACACCCGATTTTATATTCCCGCAACCGCCCGGACATTCGCGCTCGGTGTTCCTATTGTGCGCGGCTGGTAGAAGGCGAGGATTAAAGCGTCGGCAAGGTCTGGAGACTTCTTGCCAGTGCGCTTCTTGTACTCGTCCTTACTCTCAACCTTCCGTCGTTCGTCAGCCGTGTACTTGAAGTGCCTCGATGATACTTCCTCAAGTAGCTCGTTGTTCGGGACAAGCCCGATCTCGTTGATATGCCCCGCCAGATTGAACCACATTTCGCTGATTACGTCAGGGTACTTCTTTTTATCCATCGCCGCGGATCCAAAGTTGACCGGGTTCACCTGTGCTCCTAAGTCCCTGAGCTTATCAGTTACGCCACCGCCAACTCCGGTATCGTCTACCACGATCCGCCCGCCTTGTGCGAAGTCCTTGAGTTGTCGGGCAACCTCTTGCGTGTCCTTCCCGTTCAGTATCTTGATGTCCTTTACCTGCATACCTTCACGCTTGATGAATACCGTCCGGTCAGTACCGAACCTCGCTATATCTGCGCCGACTACTATTCCTCCGTCGGCCGGCACGGTTCTTCCCATTGCAGCCTGGACCTGTGCGCGGGAAAGTACGGCATCCTCGGCGTTATCATAGGGTATGCCTTCCCATATCCTCAGGTATTCGTCCGCAGACATTACCTGTTTTGCCTCAAGCCGCTCTTTTTCAAGAGCCTCGGGGAACCACGGATTATCATAGTAATTTATCTTGATCCGGCGAGTATCCTCTCGAGACTCTGGTAGAACGAGGTTGAGCGGGTCGTCCCATGTATACGGGTTCATCGTATAGACGAACATCCGCAGAGGGAACCGGAACTCTATGCCGCCTATCTCGACCTTGAACCATCCGTCCGTCCTGAGCGTGGGGATAAGCACGTCCAGGCTGTTCTTGCTTATCGACTGGGCTTCCTCGATCCATGCCCAATGGAACCCCTCATAACTCTTGATGCTGTCAACGGTATGCTGCTGTAGGCCGGTAAATACCGCCCGTCCACCCGCGGCTGATATAATCGTGCTGTCTGACTCTTTGATCTGGAACTCACTTGAGTATCCATTCCGCTCGATCTCTTTAACGAGAATAGCAAAACTTGACTCTTTCAGGCTCTTTTGTATTTCACGCCCACAGATGACATTAAGCGGGGCTTTCCGCATAACCTCAACAATCAGTGCCCCGACAGTCCGGGTCTTTCCGCCGCCGCGCCCTCCCTCGAATATGTTATGGGTCAGGGGGAGATCGAAGAACGGCTTGAGCTTAGCTGGTACTTTCATTAGGCTTTGGCGCGTCTACGTACTCAAAGTTGCTTTTAACAGCCCCCGATAGTTCTACCTCGGTCTTGTCTTGCCAGCCTCGGTTCTTGAGCGCGAAGATGGCCCCAGTTGGCGAGTTACCGTGAAGGCGCTCCTCGTAGGCTTCCTCTATGCGCATCATGGCTTTCTTTATGGGTTCGGAAATAGGTTTTTGCCCTTTGGAGTTTTCCCAAAGCTGCGTCCTTGAATTATACCCCAAAGCAAGCGCAAGCCCTGAAAACGTGACAGGCCTTTCTCCTGCTAAAGATTCCTCAAAGTATATGTCTATCTTAGCCTGTATTGATTCAACGTCATCTGGCTCGTTTACTGGAGGCCGTCCTGCTTTCTCGCGTTTCTTCCCTTGTGCCGGTTTCTTTACGTCTTTCTGCTTTGCCATACGGGAAGTGTATGCTATTTTATACTATCTGTCAATAAAAACCCCCTGGGAGTGGCAGGGGGAGGCTCGGAAGCCTGAAAGGAAAGAAGATGAGGTATGGTATCATGAAGGGAACAGGATGTCAAGCTTCCACTCATTTCGCTGTTTTCATGTACTGATGCAAGAAGGTTGCAAACAGGTCAACGAACTTCTCGTTCTTCTTGAGCTTATCCTCGTTCATGGAGTTGAGGACATGGTGAATAAGTTCATGGGTGAACACAAAATCCCGATAATCCCCCTTGAGCTTTGAAAGTATCTGAATCTTCCCCGCGCTATACATTGCCTGTCCGTCTATGTCCGGGTTGTTGTCAATCTTGTCCTTCGTCTCAACAGTGATTGTCTGCCCGCCCAGCATGAACGTTTTTGGTATCCTCATTCCTTCCCCCTGAAAAACGCCGGTAGTTTCCACGTAGGTCTACCGGCTTGGTATCCCCGCCTATAAGGAAGGGTTAATAATGCTCCGGAGTCCAAAGACAAGATGCTTTCCGGCAAGCCTATCCCTATACTAACCGCTTTGAATACCGCTTGGCTGCCTTTTTAACAGGCTCGATCTGCTGTACTGGATAAGCGGCTTTTCCACGTTGTCCGTCTGTCCTACGATCGCGTAGGCGCTGGCGGGCATCCTGTCTATCGTCTCGAAGTATTGAACCTCAAGAGGTCTGCTGATGATGGCATCAGGTACAAGAAACGATAGA